CGGCGACAAAGCCGTACAAGATGTCGAGACGCCAGATAAAGCGGTCGTTGATGATGTCGTACTGGCCGACGATACGCAGGCTTACGCCGCCGTAGGATTCGCGAGCCGCTTGCTGTACGCCATTCGGCAACTCAAGGTCAGCCGTTGCCATAGTGATGGCTTCCGGCACATAGGCCAGGTTTTTACGGTAGATGGTGTTCGGTGCGCCGAGCAAGCTGATCACCGCCGAGTTAGCCGGGGATGCAGTTACGGTGCCGTAGGCCGCTGGAGCAACAACGATTGCCGGATAGATCGGAATCGAGGTGGCCGCAGTCAGTACGTCAGCGGTAACGTTGAACTGTTGCAGTTCGCCAGTCGATTGCTTGGTGATGCGGTTAACGGCAAAAACACCAGCGATGGTGATGATGTCGCCTTTTTTCAGTGTACCGGTGATGGCGTTCGTGGTGAGCGTCGAGCCGGTTTGCGAAGCGCCGTTGACGGTGCCTGCGGTGAAGCTGCCAGGCGTGTGTTTCAGGATGGTTTGATCCATGTACCAGTCGAAGCCCAGCACGTCGTTTGCCATTTGGCCGGTTTCAAATTGATCCTTCAACTTGGTTTGGCTTTGGAACAGACCGGACAGGCTCGACACGGTACGGGCCTGGGTCAGCGGATCAAGCATGGCACGGCGCGATGCACTGGTACGCGGTGCGCTGTTGTTGTCCAGCTTGGCGCCAGCAAGCAACCACTCGGTCATGGTTGGCGTAGAGATCACACCGGAGCCACCATCTTTGAAGATGAACGCCGACGCGCTCTCTGTTGCGGTCATAACGTCGGCGGCAACAGCACCCGCCAGGTTGTTCATGGCAGGCAACAGGATGCGCTTTGAAAAGTCATCCAACGACAGGGCCATGTCCACCGAGGTGAACGCCATATCAACACCTTTTTGGGCGCTGACTGTCAGTGAGGTGAACTGTTCAACCGTGTCAGCCGGGGTTGCCACCGCGCCAGAACGCACAATGTAATCGTTGGGCAGCCGAATTTTCAGAGTCGAACCGATTTTCGCGCCTTGTTTTGCGAACTGGTTGTCGTACTGACGGTCGATGTTTTTGAGGAAGGCATTGCTGTTCATGAACAGGCGCAGCGCTTCTCGGGTAATCATGCTGATCGTTAAAAGTGAGTTGGCCATGACTGGTTACCTTTTGGACTGTGAGTTGCGCGCCGCGATGAATTCGTCCATCGACATGTTTTCAAGGGATTTGCCCGAGGGTGCCCCTGTGTCGATGCGAGAGTTAATCGGCTCTGGCGCGTTGGATACCGGTTTGGTGACTCGGGCCGGGGCTTTGGACGCAATGCGTTCAAGTTCTCGGCCCTGCTGCAATGGGGGAAGGGACAGAATGCGGATTGCCTCATCAGGATTCGAACCCAAGGCGTGCAGAACCTTGTGAGCATCGTCCAGGCCGACAACGCCCGCGATGAAATCATGAGGGATACCCAGCATTCCCAAGTTCTTAACGCTTTCTTCAAAGCCTGGAAGCTCTGCCTTTCCCGTATCAAAGACGGAGTTGCATCGAGCGTTAAAGCTTTGTTCCGCGTTGAGCTTCTGCGCAGCTTGGCGGATGCGTTCCTCGTCATTTACCGGCGCTTTCACCGCTGGTTGCTGAGTCTGGTCCGGCTGTTCGCCTTGTTGCGTGGCTTCAAGCAAGCGGCGATAGGTGTCTGCCTCTGCCCGGAGCGTGTCGGCTTCCCGTTGTGCATCATGTCTAGCGCGGGTCATTTCAGCGAATCGGCGTTGGACCCACTCAGGGGTTTTGTTTGCCTGCTCTGCTGCTAATTCCTGCGCGGCTTGCGACCCGGCCTCACTGTCGCTGTTTTCGGCCTGTTGCGACTGTTCAACGTCCAACATTTCTGGTTGTTCGGTAGTCTCGCCCAAAGTTTCATCAGTCATTGCATGGTTTCCCAAGTGGTCAGCGCTTGTAATCCCGCAAGCTTCGGGTATCGCGTGCGCAGATTATTAACCTGCGCGCACGAATTGTCGAACTTTCTTGCTTTTAGCGCGTTACCTGGATCTGGTAAACGCCAGCGGCTGGAACGAGTGCGCCCGCTGTTGGGTTCACGAAAGTCACCGTCAAAGTGTTCGCCAAGCTCACGCGGGCAGTTACAGCGGCAACGCCTGCGGTAATGCTCGGCGGCGTTACATCAACAAAGTCGCCAACTAGCAGGCCTGCCACGGTGAAGTTCTGTTCAGCACAAGTTGCCGCGCCTACAGATACCGGGGTGAGGGATTGGCTCACGCGCGCCATTGCGCGGATAGGGCTGGATGGAAGGGCCTTAAAAACCAAAGTGTTCAAGGTTGGTTCGTCAGTCATGACGCCGAGTGCGTTAGCCATGATGTAGTTCTCCAGTTATTGCGGTTGGTTGGGCATCATCGCGCCCGGTTGTGGTACCTGGGGTTGAGGCGCTGGCATTGCCTGCTGTGGCATTGGTTCCGGTGCCTCTGGGTATGATTGTACATCAGTCGTAGGATGCGGCTGTTGGTGGGCTGAGACGATGGTCTGAGCCTGTACAGCGGCCAGAGCTGGGGTGGTGCCCATCGCTTCCATGCGGGTGAACATGTCGTTCAAGCGAGTCGTCATCGCCCGGTAAGCCTCGATCTCGGTTCGCTTCTCTTTATCGTCCAGGGTGCGCGCTTTGTCTGCCGACTCCTGCAATGCCGAGGCGAGCATTGATTGCGTGTTCTGGAGCTGCTGCTGTGCGTCCTGCAATTGCTGCTGTAGCTGCTGTTCGGCTGGGGTTGGGCCTTCGCCAAGCAACTGCGGGGCAATCGAGTTTCGATAGCGTTCGGCAAGTTCCTCGCTGCCTGGAAAGTCCATTGTCTTAAAGAAGATGTCACCGGCCTTATCCATAAAGCCCGGGTTGCCAATCGCAATGGCGGTCATCGACTCTGCCGCCTCTTCACGCTTGGTGGCGTAGGACGGACCGGCCTGGGCCACTACATCGTACTTGCCCACTGATGGGTTGAAGATCCGCGAAGCCTCGTTCTCGCGTTCGTCTTCCTTCTGAGTAGTAAGCGCCTCTTTCTGGTTCGGGTCGATACTGATCTGTTCGTCGCTGCCATCCTCGGCCCGGATCTGGATCACCCGTGCGGTGTCGTAAATCTTCGGGATCAAGTCAACGATAATCTTGCCGGTAAAGCGGATCGACTTCGACATTTGGTCAATGTAGTGATACGTCGCCTTATCGCCCTGCTTGATCCGCTTCTGAATGGCAACGCCTGCGATCTCGTTGGCCTGCGCGCCCATCGTTGGATCTTGCTGGCCGGAAACCATCTTCATTTCTTCGGCGGCGATCTGCATGCCGCTGATGTAAGCCCCGGCCATTTGTGGTGGCTGTTCACGCTGAGGCGCCTGCAATGGCTGACCTTGTTCGTCAACGCCGTTATATGGCAGATAGGGATAATTGATTCGGTTGGCGTTCTGATAGTACGACTCATAACCGGCGATGGCCTGGGCCGAAGCCATGTAGGGTTGCTTCCCCTGTAATGCCACCTGCTCAACGGCTGAGCTAGTCCAGTAGTTGTACATGCGCTGCGGGTCTTTCAGGTTGCGAACGTGGCCCTTGCGGTCAAGTTCACCGTCAATCACCTGCTCTTCGCCAACCACGCGGACAATGGGAATGTACTTACCGGGCCAGTCTTTGCGGTCGATGATCTCGTCCCCGGCGATCATGCACCACTTCACCCGTGGAACCTGCACGCGGCGTTTCTTGATGTCGGGGGAGTCCTTGACGGCTTGGCGCAACTGCTGTGGGATCTCCGACAAGCGCATAGTGTCGTATTGGCCTGGGACGGGCTGCTCCGTCATAGGATCGCGGACAGGCATCGCAACGAGCCAATCCTTTTCATATTCGATGTAGAAATACTCGGCTACGCGCACCTTGTCCTTGCTCAGCCAGTCGGTGGCGTTACCAAAGACGGAGCGGTCACCGATGGACTTGAACTTGGGATATTTGCGTTCGTACTCTTCACGCGGCATGTCTTCAAAGATGAACCCGTATTGAGCGTCTGACCCGTCCTCTTGGTCGCCGCTCATGTCCAGATAGACCGACAGCGGGTTTTTGATCCGACGAATGAATATCTCTTGGTCAAACGAGTCCTCGTCCTTGTAGTCGGTCACAACGCGCCAATAGCCGATGCCGCCTTGAACCTGATGCATCATGGCCGTGCTGTAGGCGTCTGCCGCATTGCTGTTGTACTCGATGTAACGAGCCAGGCCCATGAATACGCTGGCCGCGTCCACCGTCGCGTCGCCGCCCACGGGGCTGATCTTGATCGCGGGCAAGTTCTGCTTTATCTCGTTCTGGATCATCAGCGCGTGCTGTCGCGTCTTGTTGATGGTCAGGCAAGGCCGCGCATCTAGTTCCCGGCTCTGCGTCATCGCTGCGGGCCACTGGAATTTGTTGTCGCTGTCGGCGTTGCAGAACTTCACGTCATCGACGTAGAGAACTCGAAAGTCAGCCTCATAATCCTTGACCAGTTTGAACCGGTCGTGTGCCGTCTGCACAATGCTGTCGTCGTCTTCTTTGCTCATGGGGAATACTCGTTAATGCCCGGAGGCGTTGGGTTTGGCGACTTTATCATGACTGGCTTTCAACCCATCCATGACGTACCACCGGGCGTTGGGCCTTGTGCAATTCTAGGCTTGATATCGACTACGGCGCCGACCTTGCCCTTTTGGACGGCATAGCGCCGCATCATGTAGGCGTAGCGGGTGGCTGACAGGATGTCGTCGTTGACCTTGGCAATAGTCCCGTCTTCCTTGCGGTGGTAGTTCATCTTTTCTTCGAACCACGGCGTGAGGTGTGAGAACACTTTGAACGTGCCCTTTTCCATCCTTGAATATATCTCGACTAGACCAGCCTCAACCGAGTTGCCTCCCGTGGGCCACGATGCCATCTCGTTGCACATCTTCCATCCTGCGGCCTTGTACGTCTCCGACAGGGCCTTGCCGCTGCCTTTGTCGTGTTGGTGTCCGTCGTGCGGCCATGCGGTGATGATGCCATTGGCCCACGGCTTGACGGCTGACCATGCAAGCTCTGGCACGGTGTTGGACTTCTTCCAGGCATGGGTAACGTAGACCGTGTCGCTGTCCTTGTCCCAAGCGAGCTGGATGTGTGCCTGGGGGTGATCCCATCCGTAGTCCATGCCGTTGATGAGATACCAATGATCGGGGATCTCAAACGCCTGGCACGAAAACACGCTGTCGGCCATATCGAAGATCAGGCCGGAGCCTAGAAGCGGTTCGCCCCGGGTACGCATCGCCCTTTGCCATTCTGGGTACATCGCCAGGAGCGTGCGCTTGGTCTGTTCGGTTAGGTGCGGTGCATCATCCCAAGTGGCGCGCTGGAGATACTGGCCTTCGTTGGCCGCATCCATGAACTGGACGACAAGCTCTGTTCGCCCGTTCTCTGGCGTAAACGTGAGGATGCCACGCCCGCCACGACCACGATCACCTGTAGCTGTACGGGTCAGGACTTGAGGGAATATGGCCTTGTCGCGAGGCTCTTCGTCGATGTGATACCAATCGACGGTGTCGCCCATGATTGCGTGCTGGCCCTGGGAATATGACCAGAACTGAACAGTGGATGTGCCGCCCGTTGCGTGCCGGACGGTGACCTGCCGCATTGCGCCGGTGGTGCCCGATGCGGAAAGATACCCAACGATGCGGTCAGCAGGAACAAGACCACCAGACCAAGCGCCATTCGCATAAATGCCGAAAAGCACATTTTGAAGTAGGTCACGGGTTTTCTCCATGGAGTAGCCAAGCAGCCAGCACATCGGAGCAAAGTCGAAGCGGTGCCCATCCCAAGATTCAGGGTAATCGCCCAGCAGGTGCGCGGCGTCGATGGTCAGTCCGGTCATGGTCTTGCCCACCCGGTTGGCTGCCATCAGCATGCAC